GGTGACCTTGTTTATCCTTTGGATTCTGCTGGGAATGGCGATAGTTGGTATTGGTCTTACTGGGCCGAAACCGCAAGGTTGTACCCTACCCCGTCCTCTGCTCAAACAATTTATGTTCGGGGATATAAAAACCCTTCAGCATTTGGGGCAGGTTCATTAGATTCTGCAACTCCAAGTGATTTCCCTGAACCGTTTCATCAGCTAATTGCGACCTTTGGGATTGCTCGTGCTTATGAACAGCAAGAAGATCCTGGTATGGCTCGCGAATACCAAAACATTTTCGCTAGGGAGTTAGATAATTTGCGGGCAAGGTATCTTGATGCGCCTGCACCGCAGCCTTTGGTTTTGAATACTGTTTCGACTTCTCGTTGGCGTTCACAGAGTGTTATGCCTGACCGACTTAGGTTTAGTTGGGAGTAACGGATGTCTAAAGCGGAATCCCAGGGCTCTGTTCCACATGGTCAGCGATATAAGCTGACTATGTTAGAGGATTTCAGTGGGGGCTTAAATTTACGTTCGGACCAATTTAATTTGGGTCCTAATGAAAGTCCTAACATGCTTAACGTAGATGTTGACCCTCGTGGCGGCATTAAGATGCGTTTAGGGGTAGATAAACGCAATTCAACTGCTTTGCCTTCTAGGGTGACGGGTTTAGGGCAGTTCACCCCAGATGGGGGAACAGCCCGAGTTATTTGTTCATATGGGACTACTGTTGCGGAATCTTCTGCAAATGATTTCACAACTTTAAGTGGTGTTTCGGTTACTGACGGTAACCGTTTGTATGGGCAAACAACTAACGATAAGTTTTATGGGGTTTCGGGAGATGCTGCGTCATTTGTTTACGATGGAACGACTGCTTCAAACCTTGCGTCGAATGTCAACGGTTCAGCAGGAAATTACCCTATAGCTAAATACACTTGCCATTGGAACAACCATGCTTGGGTTGCTCACACCAAAGAAGGTGGCACTGCTTACGCTAACCGTGTGCGTTGGTCACGAATAGATGACCCAGAAACATGGTTTGATTACGATTATGTGGATGTCAACGTGGGGGAACGAGGCGACGAACTTTCTGCTCTCGTACCCTTCGCTGATCGCTTATTAATTTTCAAAACGAACAGCGTTCATGCGCTGTACGGTTTTGATTCTTTGACGTTTCAATTAGTGCCTCTTTCCCAGGATGTGGGTTCTGTGGCAATGTCGTCACCAGTTTCGACTCCTTATGGAGTGTTTTTCTGGTATGACCGTCAAGGCGTATGGATGTATGACGGCGACAAGTTTGTTTGGGTGTTTGAGAAACTCCAACCAGCTATCGACGATGGAAGATTACAGTTCAACAATCCGCCTCAGTTGGCTTGGTTTAAGAACAGGCTTTATGTTTCTGTTGATTGGGATGATTCAGGTGGTGCTGTTACTCATCGCCGTGTTCTAGTTTTTGACCCGACTTTGGGCGCTTGGACTATGACGAACATAGACGCTAATGCGATGATGACGTTTGCGCCTCCTGGCGCTGAACAGGATTTGTTGGCTGCTTGTTATACGAACTCGGGTCGTGTGATCCATTTGGAACAGGATTTGCAAAGCGATTTCTACGGGACGACGACATCGCATATTGATTCTTCTTATACGACAAGTTGGCTTGTTGGGAAGAATCCGATTGTTAAGAAGCGTTGGGGTAAGCCTCGTATTGTGGTGAGTTCTGATGCAACTGTGGCTATGTCTGCAAAGTTGTATACGGATTACGACACTGCGAACTTTAAGAAGTCAATGTCCTTTGGTGTTCAAACGGGGGCTACGTCTGGGGCAACATGGGCTGCTTCGGCAGGCCCAACGGGGGGGACAGGCGTTTATGGTACGAGTACTTGGGCGAGTGAGCCCAATACGGATGTTACGAATATTGAGCGGCTGCCTACTCTTGGGACAGCTAAGGCTATTCAATTAAAGGTAGAAGGTCCTACATCTGTTGATGAGGCTTGGGAAGTGAACGCTATGGCATTTACTTATATTCATAGGAGACTGCGTTAATGGCAACCTTTACCCAGCCGAATACGGCTGTAGCTGGTAGTGCGATCATTGCTAGCGAACATAACTCTAACTGGACTTATTTGAAGAACTGGTTAGAGGGTGTTCCTGGTCAGACCGCTACTTATCCTGGGGTAATTCAGAATACTGGTGGAACAGTTAGCGGCGATTTAGCCGTTACTGGTGGTTTAACTGGTGGGACTCTTACCTGTACGGGAAATGTTTCTCTTGGAGCAACAGACCATCTGTATATAAGTAGCACGCAACATAGCGTTATTGGTTTGAGCACTGGTACTGATATCAATGCTCAGACTGCTGGAAGTTTCTTAAAGGATCTGAACTATCGAGCGAACTTCACAAGTGCTGGTCCTGGCAATAACACTCATCAGCTTTCTTATGGTTCAGATATAGCCAGCGGTGCTTATGCTGGCAATTATTTGTCCGAGAGTCACCGTTACTCGGTGTACTCTCGTCGTGCTGGGGAAGGGTACACAGGGCCATATGATGGACGTCCTGCTTCCGAATATCGTTTAGTTATTAATGGTTCTATGGCAATCCGTGGAGACATTATTGGCTACACGGGATACAACGAAAGCGTGCCTGGAACTTCAACTGATTATTTAGAAGGTGAAGGTACACGCTTAAATGTGAACTGGGCAAATATTTGGTCGAACATTGATTGCGGCGGAGAGATTCGTGTGGGTAGCCGTTTCCAAACTGCGACGTTGTATTTCGGTGATGAGTACAGCCTTAATCAAGATTACATTCAGTGGAAAGACAATCTTCCTACTACGAATCTTCCTGGGTTTCAGTTTGTTCATAACGATACTGCTCATTTGACGATTGCAGAATCTTCAGGCAATTTGGATTTGCGTGCGGCGGCTGGTTGGCCGACGCTTGCTTCAACTAGCACTGCTGGTATCACCACGACTGGTTCTCACCAGTTGGGGATTGTTTCTTCTTCGGAACGATACAAAGAAGATATTACTGATGTTGATTTAGCTGCTGCTAAAACAAAGATTGCGGCATTAACTCCACGAACATTTAAGTGGGATGCTGCTGTTTCTACAGCTTCGGGGATTGATTATCAGAATCAAACTCCTGAAACTGGGTTTATTGCTGAGGAAGTTGCGGCTGTGGCTCCTGATTGGGTTTCTTATGACTCGACTGATTTGCCGCAAACGTGGCGGCATCAGTCAGTTGTATCTGCGCTTGTAGCTGTAGTTCAAGATCTTGAAAATCGTGTGGGGGCTCTTGAATAATGGCAACAGGGACCACGTACACCAATGATGTAGGCAGAGGCCAGAACCTCATTTCCTATGCTGACGGTTTCCGTTATCAAGGACAATGGTCGTCTGGTACCTCCTACTCTGTTGGCGATGTTGTTGAATACAGCAGCGGTTCCTATGTTGCGCGCACAGCGCATTCTGGTCAAACTCCTTCTGCTGGCAGCAGCTATTGGCAAACAATTTCTGCGCCAGGAGCAGCAGGTGGCCCTGGCCCAGCAGGAGCGGCAGGACCCCAGGGGTCGTCTGGCCCCACGGGTCCAGCAGGCGCAACTGTTCTTAACGGGATAGGTGATCCGCAAGGAGTTACTGGTCAAGACGGTGACTTCTATTTGAATGTGTCCAATAACTATTTCTTTGGGCCTAAAGCCAGCGGCGTTTGGCCTGTTGGGTTTAGTTTGATTGGCCCGAATGGGCCACAGGGATCAACGGGGCCAACTGGCCCAACTGGTCCCGTTGGCCCACCTGGAGGTCCCCCAGGGCCGACAGGGCCCACGGGTCCCACGGGGAGTACAGGTCCAGCGGGTCAAGCAGCGGGAACCGTAAATGGTGGTGTTGCTGAGTCAAATACAAATGGAGATTATGGAGGCGTCACACCTATTGACGCAGGAGGGCCAACGTAGTGCCTATTCAGATTCAATTCCGCCGAGGAACCCATGCCCAGTGGACGGCTGCTGACCCCGTTTTAGCTGACGGCGAAATGGCAATCCAAACTGACGCTGGTGGCGGTCAACCAGCCATGACCTTAAAGATAGGTGATGGTACTACGGCTTGGAGTTCGCTGGCTTACGGCGGACTTGTAGGCCCGACTGGACCGACAGGTCCTCACGGAACTTCCGTCAATAACCTTGACGGTGGCGAAGCGGCAACTAACTATGGAGGCATCGGAGCTACGGCTACTGGTGGAAACGCACAAGGAATATAAATGGCTGTACAGATACAACTTCGACGAGATACCAGCACGAACTGGACCTCTGCTAACCCTACGCTCGCTCTTGGTGAGCTTGGGTTAGAAACTGATGGATACAAATATAAGATTGGTGACGGCGCTACTGCGTGGACTTCTTTAAGTTACGCAGAGCTAGCTGGTACCGACATATTCACGATTAACGAGCAGACAGGTACCGCTTACACATTGGTTGGTGCGGACTCTGGCAAGCTTATTAAGATGACGAACGCTGCGGCGAACACTTTAACGGTGCCGCCAAGTTCAAGCGTCAACTTTGATATTGGAACAACAATCAATGTTGTCCAATATGGTGCAGGTCAAACAACTATTGCCGCTGGCGCTGGTGTAACCATCTACTCGTACAACAGTGCGTTATCTATCACAGGTCAGTACGGTCAAGCTGTTCTTACCAAGTGTGACACTGATCTTTGGATTGCGGCAGGGCTTCTGAGCTAATGGCTGGTGTAACGACTGCTTCTAGGGCTAGTTGGGGGGTTATTGCTTCTTCGGAAGCAATGAACCCATCGAAGATCGGTGGCTATTTGCTGTATGACAACGGCGCATCAGGAAACTTTACTATAAGTAGTATTCCTACGACTGATTACCGAGATATTGAAGTGATCTGGTACATGGGGAATCAAAGCACATGGGTAACTAACCACAACTTTGGTTTCAATAGCGACTCTGGCAATATGATGAGCCAATATTTTTATTGGGGTTGGTCGACAGGTTCTAGCCCTGGCTATCAAGCAAACCAACAGGCATATGTCTATCCTTGTGCGTACTCTAGCTATGGGTTCACTGGCCGCCTATACATATCCAATTACTCTTCTAATAGCAACACTAAAGCTTTCACTTATGATTGGCATTATGCTATTGGCAGTGCAACTAGTTATGCGACAACAGGCACAGGTGCTGGAACGTA